AAAATTTTTAATATTATTAAAAAAGAATTTCCTGATGCAATAAATCAATATAATGATGTTTTTTTAACAGAAAACGGACATAAACAATATATAGATATTTACATACCTTCAAAAAAAATAGGCATTGAATACCAAGGAAGACAACATTTTATGCCAGTAAAAGCGTATGGGGGTAATGATGAATATCAAAAAACAATAAAACGAGATGAAAAAAAATATCAAAAATCTAAAGATAATGGTATAACAATACTATATTTTTCATATGAACGAAAAATTCCAAAAGATTATATAGATACCATATATACAAATGAAAATAAATTAATAAAAAAAATAAAAGAATATGATAATAGATTATGACTATTTAGCTGAAGAGTTTACGAAGTGTTTTAAGGATAAAAGTCGAATTTATATGATTCAAAATTATTTAAAAACATATGATGCAACTCAAAGAAAAGAAGTCCCATTTAATCTATTTCCACGGCAACAAGATTTATGCCAAGCTTTGGGTGATTCAAGTAACGTCGTGACCACTAAGGCTAGGCAGATGGGAATCACAACAACCACAGGTGCATTTATTGCTTGTGAAATGTGTCTTGCTGATAAAGAAAGTCCCTTAACAATGCTTTGTATTGGAAATACATTAGACCTTGCACAACAAATGTTAGTCAAAGTAAGAGATTTTGTCATGCAATTTCCATTATGGATGTGGGGCGATGAATATATGGATATTGGTGAAGACCCAATGTTACCACCTAGGAATAGAAATATTATTTTTAGAACTTGTAACTCAAAAGAAATTGTATTTAAAAATGGTTGTAAAGTTGTTGCTAGGTCTTCAGGCCCAGATGCTTCACGTGGTGTCGGTGAACTATACACTGCCGACTTCATTTGGTAACAAATGAATAGAAAATCCCGTAAAATCGGTGAAACCTAAACTATTTAGATAGCATGGCAATACCGAGGTAATTTTTTAGATAACGAAAGGCTAAAAAACACTGTAACGCATAGGAAGTGAACAAATATAATCTTCCCACGAGTGCGGGACCCCAAATAATTGGGTGAAAATATATGCTAAACTGAAATGGAATTGACCATTTGATGTAATGAGAGAAATCTCCAGAATATAAAGATAAAAAGCTTTATAATTAACAGATTATCCAAAAATGGATAGTGAAAGATTGGGTGTAACCTATCTGGTGTTCGATGAGGCGGCGTTTATTGAAAACGGAAAGGATGTTTATGCATCAGCTTTACCTACAGTTTCTACTGGTGGGCATATTATTATGATTTCTACACCTAATGGTAAAGATATGCTTTATTATGAAACATGTAGACAAGCAAAATTGAAGGGTACAAAAGACTGGAACAATTTTGAACTTATTGAAATGAAGTGGTATCATGACCCACGTTATAATAAATTTTTAGAATGGACGAGAAAAGATGAAGAAACTGGTGAAATAATAGTTAAACCAGAAGACTATTTAGACAAACAAGGAAATATTAAATTTGACAATGACCATTGGAATAAAATGATTGAAGATGGTTGGTTACCTAGGTCTCCATGGTACATTAAGATGTGTCAACAATTTAACAATGATAGTCAAAAGATAGCGCAAGAGTTGGATGTATCTTTCTTGGGTTCTGCTTCAAACGTTGTTGAGCCTGAATTCATTGAAATGCAACAAAAATTAAATATGAGGGACCCTTTGTATGTTGACCCAATGGTTGAGGATACATGGATATGGAAAGAACCTATTCCTGGGCATAAATATTTAATGTCAATCGACTGTTCCAGAGGTGATGCTGCCGATAGAACAGCGATAGAAATTCTTGATATGGATGGTATTGATGATGATGGTACTCCATGTTTGGAACAGGTATTGGAGTATCATGGGAAAATGACTGGCGATGTTATTGGCGAATTAGCATATAAATATGGAATGATGTATGGTGAAGCATTTTGTACTGTTGATTGCATCGGAGGTACGGGAGACGCTTGCATTTTAATGATGATGAGATTGGGTTATAAAAATCTTTATTATGATGACCCTGAATTAAAAACATATACAATGCAAAGAGATGCTTCTTCTTTAAAAGTGACAACAGATGGCAAATTACCAGGTTTTCATAGTAGCTCAGTTCGTTTCCAAATGTTAACTGGTTTTGCTAATATGGTAAAGACTAATCAAATAAAAATACGTTCTAAACGAGTTATTGCTGAATTAGACACATGGATTTATAAAGGTACTGCTGCACGTATAGACCACCAAGATGGTTGTCATGATGATACACTTACATGTTTAGCTATGGGCACTTTTGTTATGAATTATTCAATGAAAAAATACCAGCAAGCTGTGGCTAAGGATAAAATTATACTTAAAGCATGGACTTCTAGTGCAAATTTACCTAATACAAATTTAACTATCAAAAAGACGAGCGAAATATCAGTTGAGCCAACTAAAAAATATGGAATGCCATTTTACACTAATAATAATACTGAAACTTTAATAAATAGTTATCGTTGGCTTATTAAATAATCATACTATTTATATATAATAAAATACTATTTACATTATGGTAAAAATCACAGATGAAATAAGACGATTATTTGATAAAGTTTATTCTATTTTAGGTGCACCTATTACTGCTGTTGAATTAGACGATGAACAAATGTGCAAACTTTTAGAAGTAGCTATAGAAGATTATTCTGAAAAAATACAAAATGAAATAATTTCAAATTCATGGGCGGGTTTCTATGGAAAAAATACAGCAAATCCTACTGAATTAACGCATGCTTTTATGACTAGAAGTTTAGATTTAACCAAAGAATATTCATATTGGTTTTCCAAACAAGTGGGGTTACAGCAATCTGGTCCATGGGAATTGAAGAAAGATTTTATTACTATTGAAAAAGGAAAACAAGTATATGTTATTCCATCAGGTAGAACAGTTAATAAAGTTATGTATGTAAACCCTCCAATGACTGATACAGCATTATTTGCTAACTATATGGGAGGTGGAGTAGGATTTATGCCAGGTTTAGGACAGGTTGGCGCTGGTTATGGCTATGGTGCTGGTATGGGTGGTTTTTATACTACACAAGCTGCTGATGTAGCTTATATGGCATCTGATTTGAATTTTAAAAGCAAATTATTTAGAGGCGACTTAGTTTATAAAATTACAGCAGGACCAGAAGGAACTCATTTGCTACATCTTCTATCAACACCTGGTAGTAAATTATCTTTTGGCTTTTCTGGCTCAGTTAATGGGGCTATAGGTATGATAGGATGCGAAATATGGTATACTTATTATGAGACAACAACTCCTGAAGATATTGAAGAATGTATGCGTTATCATGCTGATGATGTGATTTTAAGCCCGCATCAGGTGCCTGTAGATAAAATGGAATATGCGTTTTTAAATGAACCAGCTAAAATTATAGTTAGGCAATTATTAGTAGCGAAAGCAAAACAAACTCTTGGTTTAATTAGAGGAAAATTTAGTGGGAAAGTATCAATTCCACAAGCGGAAATGAGTATGGATTATCAAATGTTAATCCAGCAAGGAAAAGAAGAATATGACAAAGCAATGGATACATTAGAAAAACGTCTTGAAAGATTACGCCCTGTGAATATGATGAAGGAACAGGCTGAACTTACAGAAAGTCATAATAAAATACAACAATATACTCCACTTGGTATATATGTAATTTAAATACTATACAAATAATGAAAAAAATTATAATAACAGAAGAACAATTAAATGCTATACAAGAAATGGCTTATCCTACATCTTTTAACATGGAAGAGTTTAAGAGTATAAGGTCATTTGCTGATAGGGTTAAATATTGTGAAAATAGGCTTAAAAAATTAGGCGCTGGTACATCTAGAAGGGTTTATCAGATAGATAATGAAAAGTGTCTTAAATTGGCTAAAAACCGCAAAGGAATCGCACAAAATATTGAAGAGATAAATTTAGGAAATGATATGTATGCTGGAAATTGTTTTGCGAAAGTATATGATTATGACCAAAATGGTTTATTTGTTGAAATGGAATTGGCTAGAAGAGCTAAAGAGAGTGATTTTGAGCGTTTGGTTGGTATTCCATTTGATTCTTATTGTGATTTAATTGTTAGAACGGCTATAAATTATTTACCAAATAATTGCCAAAGTCGTGGGTGGGTAAATAAAGCGATGGAAGATACATATAATTATGTAATGGATAATATTGATGATTTCGAATTTATAAATGAAGTTATTGAATATATGTACAATTTTCAAGTAAAAACCTACGGTGATTTGCAACGCATATCTAGTTATGGCGTAGTAAAGCGAAACGGGAAAGAAGAAATGGTAATTATTGATTTTGGTTTAACTGAAGATGTATTTAATAATTATTATAGAAAAAGCAGAGAATAATCTCTGCTTTTTAATTCTAGCTTATATTATTTTCATATCTAGGAACTGCATCATTAGTATTAGTTGTGTACCATACTTCTTGAGGACGCCATGGTGGACAGTCGTAAGGTGGATAGGTTGGAGGGAATATTCCAGGTTGTGTTGGAGCTGATGATGGATAGTGCCCATTAGATGTATTAATAATAGCCAACATTTCAGCCAATGTCTTTTTTGACATTTTCATATACAACTCAAATAATTTTTCTTGGTCTTTAGTCATAATCTTTTTATTTAAAAAATAATGTAAAACAATTAAATAGTAAATAGAAACTATTTATTATTAATAAATTAATAGTTATATTATAGTATAAAATATATATTCATATGGCGAATAATAATCAAACAATATTTCAAAGAATTGGTAATTTTTTCAGGGGCAATAATGGTAATTATGTACCAGCTGATATTATTACAACACCTCCATCACAAAGAGGATTTAATGATAGGGTTTTATATACAACTAATGATAAAGATGAATATGAAAAAAGATTAAAAATATATCAACAACAAAAATATTTATCATACCAATGGCAAAAGGCTCAGGCTGATAATGCAATGGAGAGTTTAGCTGGTTATACAGCTGTTAAATTAATGTATAGAGATGTTGATTTAATGGATGGTTGTCCAGAGATTGGCACAGCATTAGATATTATTTCCGAAGAGGCTTGTCCTATGACATCTAAAGGGAAAATGATTAATATACATTCATCTTCAAAACGAACAAAAGCTATGTTAGAAGATTTGTTTATTAATCGATTACATATTTATACAGATTTACCAATGATTGCCAGACATTTAGTAAAATATGGAAACACATTTATGCTATTAAATGTAGATAAAGATAATGGTATAATGGGATGGATGATGTTACCTGTTTATGAAATAGATAGAATTGAAAATGGGACATATAGTTCTCATGGTTTAACTGTAAGTAATAGAAATAGTGCTGATATTACACCTAATCAAACACAATTTGTTTGGGTTGGTAAAAACGAATCTTCGCCTTATGATTATTGGCGTGTAGCGCATTTTAGATTATTACATGATTCATTCTTTTTACCATATGGCGTTTCAATGTTACATAAGGCTAGAAGGACTTGGAGAATGTGGTCAATGATGGAAGACGCTATGCTAATATGGCGTTTAGATAAAGCTGTTGAACGACGTGTTTATAAAATATATGTTGGAGGTATTAATGATGAAGATGTTCCAGCATATGTTCAAGAAATCGCCAACAATTTTAAAAGAACACCACTTATTGACCCAACTACAGGACAACTTGATTTAAGGAAAAATTTTATAGACATCTCAAGTGATTATTTTATTCCAGTAAGAAGAGAAGATGCCCCAACTCCTATTGATACATTAGCAGCAGCTAATAGCCAAGTTCAAATGGAAGATATTGAATATATGCAAAATAAAATGTTTGCTGCTATGCGTGTACCAAAAACATTCTTAAATTTTCAAGAGGCACAAGGTAAAGGTCAAAACCTTTCAATTATGGATATTCGTTTCTCTCGTATGGTAAATAGAGTTCAGCAATTTCTTTTGATGGAGTTGAATAAAATTGCTATGATTCATTTGTATATGATGGGATTAACAGATGAAATAAGTAATTTTACAATAACGTTAAACAATCCTTCATCTCAAATTGAATCACTTGAATTAGATGATTTAAACAAACGTTTACAAGCTATGCAAACAGCATTAGCTGACCCAGGTACTGGTATACCAATGATGTCAATGCATAAAGCATTAAAAGATATCATGAAAATGAGTGATTCTGAAATTAAAGACATGCTTGCTGAGATAAGATTAGAGAAAGCTATGGCAGCTGAACTTGCAGCAACAGCTAATATTATAAAGAAAACTGGTATTTTTGATTCAGTAGATAGAATATATGGTGATTATGAAGCTATGAATAATCCTCAGACTCAGCAAACACAAACTGGAGAAGACGAAGAGAGCTTAGGTGGCGGCGGAGGAGGCTTCGCTGGTGGTGACTTTGGTGGTGATATGGATATGGATTTAGGTGAACCAGGTGCTTCAGAAGATGGCGATTTAGGTGGTGATATGGGTGAAACTGATATGAATAATGCTCCAGACGCAGATACTGGAGAACCCTTAATGGAAAATAAAAATTTAAGAAAAGCATTTAAAAACAAAAAAGTAAATGAAATGAAACAAGTAAAATCATTTATGCAAAAGTATTTTGAAATGTTAAATGAGGGAGAGTCTATTGAAAATGAAACTGAAAAATTTGAACATAATATAACAACTATTAACAATACTATTAAAGAAGTTTGTGGCAAAATAGACGAATTAGTTAATGAAGAAAATTTAGAGAAAGAATATTTATTAATGGAAACTTCAAAAAATATAGATTTAATAAATGATAGTGAATAATAAAAAAGCGTAGGTTTAACCTACGCTTTTATTTTTATGCTAATTCTGGGAATTTTTTTATAATTCTATTTCTTACTGATTTTAATAGTGTTTCATAATTTTTTTTAGATGCATATCTATGTCCGTTTTTATTAACGAAGCAGCCTGGTTTCAAAAGGTCTTCAATTGTTTTGCCATTGATTAAATAATCATTTTTAAGTAATCTAATATAGCCCTCAATACTATCATTAGGATGAGCATATGTTATTATATTTTTACCATTATCATAAGCACCTACTGAATAAACACTATTAGTCTTCTTTGCTCTATTAGTCGCGCCAAAACAACTTTCTAAATGAGCAGCTGCCATTAAAAAAGGTAAATCGAAAGAATATTTTTCAGAAGCTTCAACTAACGCTTCAGGTGATAATTGAGTCGACTTTCCGCTAAAGCCCTGATTTTTTAAAGCATAAAGCATGTATTTTTTACAAGCTTCAATTTTAATATTTTTAATTGAATCTCTTTCATTTTGTTGTTGAATCATTAATTGTTCTTGTTTTGCTATTTGTTTTAATTCTGCTTTTCTTTCTTGTGATATATTTATACCATTTATAGCAGCAATAATACTAGTTAAAGCTACACCTGTTAATAGCATTTTTTTAATATTTTTTTTAAAATTTTCTATACTAATATTTTCATTTAATGATTCATATAAAGTTATTTTTATTTCTTCTATTAGAACAATATTGTTTATTTGTTGTTCTGTTAAAATTACTTTCATTATTCAAATATTTTTGTTATTTCTGCAAATCCACAAATATCTGCTATTATATTTTCTGCTACAAATGTTTTATTATCAATCTTTTTTAATACACCAGAAACTTTTTCATACTCCTCTTTTGAGTTTTCTTTTTCAAATTTATTTTGTGCTTCAGTCAATTTACTTACACAATTAGTTTTAAAACGATTAAATAATTCCTCTTTATTTAGTGAAAAATTAATCTCTTTTAATAATTTCCAATCGTCTTCTGTTAAGTCTGAAGTGTATTTTTTATTAAAAGATTCTAGAAGACTTTGAACGTAAGTATCAATATCTACACTTTCAAAAACATTTTGTTTTGGATTGGAAGATATATGTTCGCTTATGATTTTTATAGCGTCACTATATTTATTAAGATTTTTATTGGTTTTTTTATTTTCAGCAATAAAATTAAGTGCATTATTTAACTTTGTATTCTCGTTAAGAGAGACAACTTCTTTAGCTTTATCACCCAGAAACAAAATACCTTCAGCCAATATTTTTCCTAGATTTAAAACATCATTTTTTAACGTTTCTTTATTAATGTTCCATTCTTCATTAATTATATTTTCGGTAAGGAATTTAATATCAGTATCACCATTAGCTTTTCTTACTGTTTCATATAAATTATGCAAACTATAAAGATTTTTATTTTCTTTAATTGCTGACATATATTTATGAATTATAGGTCTACCCCCTTTAGTATTAAAAAGGATTGGGGAAATAGATTCGAAAGTTTCTTTTATATACCCAAAAGATTTTTTAGATGCGCTATCAGCTATTTCACATAAAGTAATAAAATTAGCTCTTTTTTCAATAGCTTCATTTACAATAGTTCTAAAATTATTTAATTCAGTATGGGTTTTTATAGAATTTATTTTATTTAAAATGCTCATAATATTTACCATTTATTACTTATAAATAGTTATTTAACTAATAAAATTATAACCACTTTTATAATAAAGTGGTTATTTAATTATAATTACTAAATCTTCTTCAATAGGTACTTTAAGATTGCCACTAGGTAAATCTATATTTTCGATATATAGGTTATTATTGAACGTGATTTCGAATACACCTTTAAATACCCCTGACTCATTAACATCTCTTGGTTTCCATTTATACTGTAAAATAAATTTTTCTTCACAAGAATTATTATTTACTTGAATAATATTTGCTTTGGCTTTAGATATTTTAGGTGTATTAGTTTCTTCATTTATCATTGTAAATGTTACTTGACTATCTTGAAGGGCGTAATTTATTACCGAATCATTAAAGTTGTAACGTCCGCTATCTATTAGTTCCATTTCAAGATATGGATTTGTTGAATCTTTTAAAATAAAAAACTCTTGCATCATTTATATGTATTTTTGTATTATTTTTTTGTTTTATAACATTCGAAATTGTCATTAAATTCATTCTTTATATAGTCTAGAATATCAATAACATAATTATCATAAATATTTTTAGCAATATAACTAAAATTTGCATCTTTTATATTCATAGGCTTTAAAAAAATTTGCAAATCTAAATATGATTTTTTATATTCAGATATTCTTTCATCAGCAATATCTGTTATTAATATAAAATTATTATAACATGTTTTTTTATTTTTTATTAATGTATTAATTAAATGTTTAGTATTTTTATTAAAATTATTTATATAATCTGAAAAAGAATCCATATTTTTTTTAGGTGTGATATAAGTACCTAACTCTATATATATAGTTTCTGGTTTTTTTTTATTAGTGGTCCCTATTTTCACTTTAAAAAAAGGATTTTGAAAGATTTTTTCGCTATTAATTAATTTTTTCATGCTTTAGTTTTAATAAAATATAACACTTTTTAATCAAAAAGTCAAATTTTTAACTAATAAAAAAGAGGTCTAAATATTTAGACCTCCGCAACATATAGCTTCTGACCTTACAAATAAGATTTCTGCGAGTTGCTATTTGTAAAAACAACACATTCCAAATCTTCATTTATAAATAGCATATCTGAGTAAAAATATGTATAGTATTTAAAAAAACTATTTCATTATGAAAAACTATTTATTATAAAAATTGATTGATAATGATTAGACATTTTTTTTTAGATAAGACAAATACTATTATGAATAATACCTGGCGAAATACTGGGTTAAATCCTATTTTGAGAATTGGATATGGTAGTAATATAATGCGAGGACTTATTCATTTTAATATTAATGACATAAAAAAATTAATTGATGATAAAACATTTGCTAATATAGATAAACTACATTTTAATTTAAAAATGGTTAATTGTTTTACAGTAGCTGAAAATAATTTTGAAAATGAATTTGTCCGAAATGATAAAGCTAAGAGAGCTTCTTCTTTTGAATTGATTTTGTTTAAATTACCTTGTGAATTTGATGCTGGTAGAGGGTATGATTTTACAAATGATTTTTGGCCAGAAAATAATAAATGTATAACAACTGATGGCTCTTCATGGTTTGTATCTAAAACTGCTATACCATGGTTAAAATATGATGAAGAATATGACCCTGAAAAAGATAAAGGAGGGATTTATTCATTAGAATATATAGAATCTGAATACGAGAAATTTAAAATAGGCGATAATTCTATAGTAATTGCTTCTCAGAGTTTCGATTTTGGTAATGAAAATCTCTATATGGATATAACATCATATGTTTTAGAAGCTATAAAATTAAATAAGAATTATGGCTTATGTTTAGCTTTCGCTCCGTTTTATGAAAAAATAGAAACCAACAATTTAGAATGCGTTAATTTTTTCACAGACCACACCAATACATTTTTCCATCCTTTTGTTGAGGCTGTATATGAGGAATATATTAACGATAATAGAAGTAATTTTACTAATAGTTCGAATGATAAATTATATTTATCTGTCTATAATGATGGAATACCTACTAATTTAGATAATATTCCTTCTTGTTTTATAAATGATACTGAGGTAAAAGTTAAACAAGCAACAAAAGGCGTATATTATGCTTTAAATTCGAAAATAAATACTAATAATATAGAGGAATCTATTTCATATGATAGATGGTCTAAAATGTCTATAAATAATGAAACTATTGATGATGTTGAAATGCAATTTTATGTAAATAAAAAATATAAGAGGTTATCAATAGGTAATATTAATAAAACTAAAATTGATTTAATACCAACTATTTATGGAATAAACGATAATGAAGATGTAAATATTGGTGATATTAGAGAAATAAATGTTGAGTTTATTGAAAAATTCTCAGCGGAAAAAAGTTATTTAATCAATAATGCCGAATATCGACTTTATGTTAAAGATGGAAATAGGGAAATAGATGTTATAGAATATCAACCTATTGAATTATATAATAATGTTAACTTTTTCAATATATATACAATGGATTTAATACCTAATAAATATTATATAGATATTAAGGTTTTAAATGGAAGAGAAAATAAAATTTTTAAAAATGTAGTACGATTTAATGTCGTAAATAATGTTACTGATAGGTATCAATAAAAAAACCTCCTTTAAGGAGGTTTTTTATTTTTAATTAATTTATTCTCACTGTATCTGAGAGCATTCCTTGTTTATCTAATAACTCGTCTTTTTTTGAAAGTATAGGAGTTGTAAATGTTGAATCTGGAGGCAACATTGAAAAAGGATGTGTATGTGATACAAAGGCTTTTACAAATATGTTGAGAAAATCTATTAATATTTCGCCATAAGGTAATTTATAAGCTTTTTCTATTATTTCATTATATTCCTTTTCAGGTATTAAATTATCTTTATCAGTGAGTTTAAAATTTTTGATGGAATTATAACTTAATAACAAAATTTTGTCCGAAACAATAGATGTAGTACTACAAGAACCATCGCTAAGAGGATTTAAATGATATTTTATTTTTGTATATCCAGGATTTTTCTCATTAAATGACATTTTTTGATTATTTTCACCATGAGCTAATTTTACACCTGCTTTAATTCTAATATCATCTTCTGTAATTTGTATGTCTGTATTTTTTCTTCCTCTAATCCAAATCTCATCATCTTTAGGTAATAATCCTTGATTACTCGGATTCATTCTTGGTGCTACATCAAATTTATTATGATTACCTTTTAAATAAGCTGAAGCACTCTCTAAATAAGAATCTTGATATATTTTATGGTCTTGAGAAATAATTGGACCTATATAGTAACGCTGACTATTACCATCATTGGTTATTGCTAATAATACTAATACTGCTTCACCTACTTTTGGTTTAACATGGAATATTTTTGGTAGCAATGGAAAAGCATATTCAATATCTTTTAATTTTTTACTATTATCTTCTGGTAATAATTCTACTTTTATTCTATCAGCATCAGTATCATCGTCAATACTTAATACTTTGCAAAATCTTACTGATAATATTCTTTCTTGCATATTTTATATGTATAAATTTTTTCTTATTTCTAATTCATGTTTAGCTTTAATATATTCTTTTTCAATTCTATCCATATTTTCACACAGAACTATTAAATCAGCTTTCTTTTTCTCGAATTCTTGATTTAATGTTTCAATACATAATTTTAATTCTGTATTACTCATTTCTGCATAATTTTCCATATTTTATTGTATAATTCCTTGAGTTATTGAATCTTTTAAATTACTACCTATACATGTTACATTACCTCCACCATTAGCACCTGTAGCCTGGATTAATAAACTTTGCATTGGTATTGCACAATGTACGGCTGCATCATTTTGTAATGCATATACCATTTGTTTTACTATGTTATAAGTATAAGCATTTATTAAGTTATCGGAACCATCAGGATTAGTGCCTGTAGGTATTCCTAATTTTTGATTATTTTGTATTATTTCAGCAGCTATTTTATAAGCAGAAAGTCCAGGTCTTGTTAGAGATATACATTTTAACAATAATGCAGGTAAAACAGTAGCTGGTCCTCTAACAGAATTTAACTTATCTGTTAATGCATTCACGATACTTGTTATTGTCATAATATTTATATTTTTATTAACAAGATGATGCCTCTGGTGTTGCTGGTATACTTCTTGATACTATATCAGCATAATTAACATCATCGATATTATTTTCTTTATTAATGTTAAATTTAAATAAAGGTATACAATTTAATGAAGCTGTTAAAATAGTAAGCCAGTTATTAAGTTTTTCTAAATTTAAAGCTGCCATCCATTTTAAAATTAAAGGTACTATTTTTTTCATTAAAAATTCATATAATAATTCAACAATTAAATCTTTAATATATTCTATAATAGATTTCAATAGCCCCATTATTTTGTTTAAAATTAAATTAAGTATTAAACCTAAATCATTAACAGAAAAATTATTTATATTAACCAAACCAGTTAAATGCATGTTTATTATTAACAGTAACATTACTTGTGGGGTAAAAAGTGATTCTATTATTGGCATAGTTATTGCCCATAATAATTCTTTGAAGAGAATATTCTTATCAACGTTTGACTCAAACCCGAAATCCAATGAACCTTCTTCACCTGGAGTTTCTATTATGTCGTCAACTAATTTAGTTAATTTTGATACGGATTCTGAACGACTGGTATTTAAATTCAAACTATCAATCATGCTATAATATGTTTCGGCATCATGTGTTTTTACTTTATTAGTATTACCCCCATAATACGTTTTATTATAACGAGATAATAACATATCCTCTAGCATAGAATTGAATTCATCATTAGAAAACATTGTATAACAATCTTCTATTTCCATATCATCAGCTTCTATTATTTTTTTTACTGCTGTTGATAATTTTGTTTTTATTAATTTTTTTGTTATATTAATATCTGTGGATGATAAATTATATAAAACACCGCCAGTTAAATAGTTAACAAAACCTGCTAACATTATTTTAGGCTTAAAAATATTAATACTCTTCAAATAATCCCAATTAAAACGATAAATACTTGAATTAAAATTCAAATTAAAATTACTTTCTTCATCATTTATTTGTTTTTCTCTATATACTGGTTTATAATATCTTTGAGATGGAAAAGATATATTTATACCATATAAATTAGTCGGAGACTTTTTTAGTTGAAGTATTGGATATAAAATATCTGATTTAGATATTTGGGTATTTCCACTAGTAATATTTAAAAATTCACTAGTTATTGAATCTTTAGATGCATACCATTTGTTATAATCTAAAAGATTTATATGTTTTTTCATTAATAAACGGCTGTCCCACATAGTATAATTTATTTCTCTTTGTGTATGGGAAGCACTTTTATTTATAACATACCATAAAAAAGCATTCATATCAAATGTTTTATATAGTTCATTTAGTTTTGGACCCATATAAACAACAATAAGGTCTGGGCTATTCTCATTAACATTTGACGGTACACTATACATCCTTTTAGCTTTTCTAAACTTTTTAGGAGTTTCTGATAATTGTTCATATTTATAATGTTTCTTATTTTCAGATTCATCTGCGTATATATCATAATCATCATCTGGAAACATATATTCTTCTTCAGCTTCTTCATTATAATCCAATTCTGTACTATGAGATGATACTCCTAATATTGGAGTATTTCCCCATATAACATTAGTAAATAATTCGTCATAAGCTTCATCTATATTTTTTGTTAGATAACAAATGATACCCCCAGCTATTTCATAACTTCCTAAATTATCGTTAATCCTAATAGAATTTATTTGTGATATTTTACAATTATCATTAGCTATTAATAATCTATTTTCACTTTTATTACTAGCAATTTTAATAACAGTTTCCCATGTTAAATTATTACCTTGTTTATCTAAATATTCAATATTTATTTTTATATTTTCAGGTAATTTATTATTAGAAATAAATGATAACCAAGTTTCATTATTGTTTGTCTCTAGTAATGCAACTATATTGGTAATACTTTTTGTAGTATAAGTACTTTTGAACGAAATTGGGACTTCTGTTTTCTTATAATAAACATCTATTCCTTCTATATCATAAAATATTCTACCTTCTGTTGATGTTGGAGTAATTTCTAACATACCCATTGGGTCTATCATTTTTACTGGTATATCGAATAAAAATGGATATTGTGAAGTTTCCCATAATTTTAAACGCCCTTTACCTTCTTTATCAAAAATATCAGGATTTGGATAATCCATATATTTATTAGGTAAAACTGGTACAGACGAACATCCATAAATACTAGATAAAAGAGACATTAAAATGCCTTTTACACCGTATTCTATTATTTTTAAAGTTGTACATTCTTGTGTATCTTTAACATTCATTCTACCTAATACATCTTGAAGATTATCTAATTTAACTTCAACAGAATAAATTTTTTCTAAAAGCCACTCTACGGCTTCATTTATATCCACACCACATGCAACCAATACATCTATTAAAAAATCAAAAATTGATGTATAAGTTTTACCTTTGAGTAAATCTAATATACTCATAGGGAAGTTATCAACAAGCGTTTGTAAAGCACCTATTGTTCCTAATACTTTATCTGTTGATGACATTGTTTAATTAGTTTTTCTTTAATTTATAATTATCTGTATCGGTTTCACCATCTTGTTCTAATATACTTCTTAAATTTTTTAAATTGAGTGATGTGCGTTTTTGCGCATTTTTTTCATTAACAACTGAATTGATATCACCTCCTTTTTTTACAATTTCTCCCATGAATTTAGCTATATCTAATTTAGTTTGTATTGCGCTTTTTTTATTATTCATTAAATCATTTAAAGCTTTAAAATATTTTGCTTTATCTTCCATGGTAAAATCATCTGCAGCTAAATTAGTTGAATTAATTAATTTACTTAATTCATTTTGTATTTCATTAATTTGTCTACAGGCTTGGTCATATACTTCTTGTAATAATTCTTCTATTTTTTCAATAGAATTAAGTCGTACTTTATATCGTTTTGTTTCCATAATATATTCTTTAATAATAAATATTTAAGTATTAAAATTTTACTCTTCTAAACTAGCTTTTTTTAGTAGTTTATATGCATTTTTAAATTTTTTCATGTTATCTCTTTTTTCTTTAGTGGACATCATGGTTTCTTCTCTTAAAAAATATAATACTGAACTTTTTTGCAATTTATTACTACTTTCATTATTTGGTAAAAGATGTTCCCAATCCGTCAATAAAGTTACTAAAGCTTTTCCTACTTTTATTTCATTAAAATTTAAGAGATTTTTTTCTGGTTCTAATATCATATTATTTATCTCTTTAGTTATTTGATGAACAAGTTTTTCAGCAAGACTAATATTTGGGTATTCTTCAATAATATATTTTGAATTATCAACAAAATCTTCAACCATATTGTCATAGGATAAATTGCGTTGTTTCTTTTTTTGATATTGTGATGATTTATACATTAAATAATTTTTACAAACAGTTCCACAATAAGAATATGCTTTATATTTACGTGTTTCTTTTTTAAAAAAAGCATATTGGGGCTCTAAAGTGGATTTGTCCTCACCTAAAAAAACCATTACATATTCAGGGTCTTCTGGTGACGCATTTCTTATTTTAGATTTTAACTCTTCTTCACTTAATTGAATGATTTGAGAATCTATTTCTTTAATATCTTCGATTTCTTCATAGCCTGTTATAATTGGTTTGAAGTTCTCTATCTTTGTTAACAAATATGAGATAGTATCATTAAAATTCTGGTCAAAATCTTCATCAGGGATGAATAACTTGTAACGTCTAATGATAGACTCTATCATTTTAGTTAACGCTGGGTATATTGTATCATTAAATATCTTATTTTTTACACTAATATCTTCTTCATGAATATATTTTACAATTGCATCTTCTTCTCCTTCGTAAAAATATCCTTTCCTCTCTTTTGGTTTTCTTCCTCTTTTTGCCATATTGTGGTATAATTTATTTCCACACGTTGCAAACATTTATCTACATTATAACAATGTACTTTCCTTTATCTACTCTATCAAGAGTCCTCCCTTAAATGTTTAAGGGGGTTAATCCACCCCCTTATGTGCATTGTATAGATTATTATTCTTGATAAACTTTATTTCTATCATGAGGGAAAAAGTATTCTTTTTTGGCTAAATTTAGCCACCAATTAGCTTCTGTTTCACTCATATTATTTCCATAAATATAAGATAGGGAATCTTCTCGGCCAATAAAATGATTATATCCAATTTTAGGTATTACAAATATTCGTTTTCCTTTATAAGCTGCTCTTAATAAAAATTCGTACCAAAATGAAAGTTTCATTGATGCTTTAAGCCCCCCCAGAGTCAAAAATTCGCTAGTTTTAAAAACACCCCCAGATGTATTAAAATCTAGGTAATCTTCGAGACATTGTAAATCATAGCACCCTATTTCTTCAGAGAAAGAAGAAGCCCATACAGCCTCATTAGCAAAACCTACAGGCCCTGCCTTTACATCTATAACTTCTGTTAAAGGTAAAAAAGCAAATGTGTCTTCTGCGTCATTGTCTACATATTTTTGTACATTATTAAACCAAATAGGAGTATATGTATCATCATATTCTAGAACAGAAAAATATGTTGTTTTTACATCTTTTACAGCTAAATTTACTTGAGAAGCGTAAGATGTATCTAATGTTTTATTAACTAAAACTCGCATTATTTTAGAAAGCTTTAAGTTTTCGATTATCTTTATATCATTTTCTGGACCTACAACTATAATCTGAGAATCATCAATACTATCTATTGCACGTTTAAAAAGATTCTTCTTATGTTCGTCTTCCATTTCTATAACTGGAATTATAATTGTTACATCTTTCATATTACTATTCTTTTTCTAATTTATTTTGAATATCAATTCTAACCTCTTCGAAATCATTAAGACGTTTATTGATAATATTTTTTTCATAACACTCTATAATTTCGAGTTTCTGGATTTCTTCTGTAAAAAGAGGTGTGATTATTTCTTGATTTTTGTATATTTCTTCTGGTACTGAATCAGTCAACCAACTATGAATTACAGATGGTAATAAAGATGGTATTTCATCTAAATCATTAAACCATAATACCGAATTATTTAAATCTTCGCCATCTTTCATCCATTCTTGAATGTTGTCAGGTAATTTTGCTATTATAACTCCACCACACTTAATAGCTTCAATTAAACTAGCACCAAAATCTGTTTTATCATCAACCCATATAGTAATTGCTGCTTCTCTTAATGCTTCAGCTGTAACTTCTTTTGAAACACCTCTTAAATCCCTAAATGTAATCCATCTATAAGCAGGATTTTTCCAATAAAATGGTTTTACTATTCTGTTTGCATCACTTTGTTCTCTAGATATTATATTGATAATCATCTTGCGTGGAACATCATAATTTTTTCTAAATACATTTTTTATTGATGGAGACACAATATTTGTTCTAATATTCGGAAAATAATCTTTGAGTTTTTCTTCTTGCAGTTTGGTTGTTACAATTGCATCAATAATACCTAATGATTCCAGTGTTTGTGAAACTGGCATAAACTCGCAAATGTTAGTATAATTTTGTACTAAAATAACTCGTTTACAAGATAATTTCTTTGTCTGTAACATAACATTTGCAAAAATTTCTGGTATAAAAAGAAAATCACACGGAGAAACTTCTACATTATCGGTTTCAATATTCATATGAGGTATTTCTGAATATTTTACACCTAACCAACTCTCTACTCCAACAAAATCTTTTTCTTGATGAAGCATAATAACCTTGTGTCCTCTTTCTTTAAGTACTAATGCAGTTTGATAAATATACTCTAAAGATGGGGATGGATTCCCTTTTGTATCTAAAACAAAGAAATATAATGTATACTCTTTATTTTTAAGCTTAGATATATTTTCATTTACGATTCTAAGCATCTCTTCTCTACTAATATTACTCATAATTTAATTAATTTCTTCTAAAATACCCCAACTAAGCAATGTGTTAATTGCTATTTGAAGTCCAAATGTTATTTCAAAATCTTTTTGTGTATTATCATTTTCTAATAACGACATAATTAATATTTTTACTATGTCATAAATTATCATATCATTTTGAGGATTTCCTATTGTTTTAGTTTCGTGTTCTACTTTTGTTTGTAATTCTAATTCTCCATCTTCATCTATTTCATAAGTTTGAGCGATTTGGATTTCTTTAGTGTTTCCTTCGTTAGATGATGACAAACAAACTTCTTTTAATTTTAAAAGATTAATTCTATAAGTATTTCCTCCAAATGTTATCTTATTTTTTTTAAACATTCCCATTAACTAATTCTAATGTATTTTCTTCGTTATTTAAAAAGCTTTCGAGTGTATTAAATGAATAATTAGAATCACACTCTTTATTATATTCTGTATTTATCTTAATACTTATCTTATTTTCTGGTTTATTATTTAATAATTTAGGATTAGCCGTTATTAATACATCACACTTATTCCATATATCTAAAGAATCTATAGGTAAAAAAACTTCTCTAATTTTAGTACCTAATTTAGATAAGAAAAAGTAAGTGTTTCCTATTGAAGTCCCATATTCCATTGTAGAAACAAACATTAATTCAATATCTTCTTCAATATCTAAATCTTTTAAAGTTTTTTCAGTCCAATCATTTAATAGATGCTCTAACCCTATCGAGCATGTTGGGCATTTTCCAAAAAGTTCAAACGAATAATTATTATATACAAAATTATTATATGAAGCTTGACTTTTAAAAGGTAATAAAGCCGTTAAATCATTAGTCCAAAATTCAAAATCACTTAAATCGAAATTTCTATCATAACCTTCAATGTAATATCTAACAAAATTATTATAGAAATCCCTTACTACATCATTTAAATCAATAGCTATTTTCATATTAATCTAATTTTAATTTATTTGTACTTAGATTTTCTAAATCTATTTCTTTATTTTTTTTATCTCGTTCCATTTTCCTTGAGTATGTGAAAATGTCTATATCGTCTCGTTTAGGTGCTTCTTTAGCATATTTTTCATCAAGTTCTTTAGTTTTATATTTTTCAGTCAAATCGGAACCATTTTCTATAATATCGCAATAATAAGTTAAAACAAAACTCCCATCAAATATATTAATACCAATTAAATCATTAACTTTATATTTAAATAAACGAATATCTTCTGTATTCCACGCTTTATCTGAAACCCATTCAAACCCAATAAAATCAATTAAATCTGATTTATATTTTTTTTCATTTTTTAAAGAATAC